ACGTCGTGACGTCCATCCGCACACTGGACTCGTTGGCGAGGTACGTCGTACTGCCGCCTGTGGCGGTGCTGGTGCTGAACTGGGAGTCAGCAGCGAATCGGTTCTGGCTGTCGAACAGCGTGTACGGCTGACTGCTGCGCAGCCGACCGAACGCATCGACGTTGGTGCCACCGATGGAGACTTCGGTCACGGCCATATTTGCAATCAGTTGTCGTAGGACGTTGTCAAGCTGGTTGAAGTACAGACGCAGGACGTTGGCAAACTGATCCTGGTAGACCCGCGAGTACTCCACCGTACCCAACGGCAGGTTGGGTGCCTTCGGTGGGATAAGCTCCAGCGCACTGGTCATTTACGACCATCCGGGCGAACGTCCAAGCGCGGAGACCCGAGCTGCCATGTGGTATCGATCTGGTTGGATGCCACCTTCATCGACATCTGCCTGCCCCGCACCCGGGTGTAGATCTGGCCTGTGAACTGCTCAATCGGGATGCTGACGGTACGCACGACATTGGCGTTGTCCGATCCACCCTGTGAGCCCGGCGAGGTGTAGCCTGAGCCCGAGTTCTTCAGGGTGTACATCGTGAAAGTCGCCGTGGGAGACGCGGCACTGGACCCCCGGAACGTGATGTCGGGCAGCATGCGCCAGATGTACCCGAAGCTGTGGCCGTCTCCGATGTCGAACTCGGAGGATGTGATGTACGCCGAGATCGCCGCAGGGGTGCCAGAGACGTTGTCGTTGACCCCTACCTCGTGGTTGACGAGGTTGTTGCTGTAAGTCGCAGCCACCGGGTAGTCACGCAGTGAGGTGTCGATCCACGCCGTGCGGGCCATCGTGCCGTAGTACCAGATGTCCTCGCTGTAGTTGTAGACCACATACTTGTCGATGGTGTTGCTGGCACTGGAACAGTAGAACCACCAGACTTCGTTGAAGCCCTCGTTGGTGGTGGCAAAGATCTGCTCAGACTGCGTCCGGTTGATGTCCCCGTAGATGTACTGGCGTAGATCGCAACGCAAGGTCTGCACACGACCGTCGTACATGTAGAACTTGTCCACCCCCATCCAGTACGTTTTGCCCGAGGCCACCGCTGGGGCTCGGGAGCTGATGATGGAAGTGTTGTCCATCATGAGCTGAGACCCCCACACATACGGGGGTCCGAGATACTGCAGCGAGTAGATCGCGGAGTCTGTCCAAACAAGCGTCTCTTGGCGCTGGACCTGCGCCGACACGATCTTGGAGCCGTGGGACAACCGGATAAAGCCCGCTTGGTTGGTGGCCTGCGGGGTCCACATCGCTGCATCTTCTTGGTTGGACCAACGGATCAACAGGGGATCGTAGGTCGTCGTACCAAGCTCATTGGTGCCAAACACCAGCACGAACCGGCTGGTGTCTGAGACCAGCAGCAGGTTGTGGATGGTCGGCACATCAGAGGCACCGGGCAGCGAGGACAGCGGGATACCGCGCTGGGAGACCGAGTGCGTACCTGACTGCGAACCGGAGGTCGTAATCGCCGTACCCCCGTAGGTAGCCGCTAGGTTGCAAGTGAACCCGGCTGCGTTGACGACATAGTACACCGTGCCCACGGAGAGCCCAGTAGGCAGCGCACCGGTCGTCTCCAGCGTGATCGCCAGTCCGTTGGTAGGGGCAAACCCTAAGGTCAGCACGCCCGGAGAGGCGATCGTGACGGTGAAGGACGATGCAGTCAGCCCTTGCTTGGCATACCAGTAGTACAAACCGCCTTGATTGGGACCGTAGATCAGATCTTCACCAAAGTTCTGCTGGTTCCAGATCCGCAGGGGAACAGATGACGTAGTCACCGCAGGGCTGCCGCCCCAAGTCGTGGTACCCCAACCGCCCGAGCCCCAGCCCACGAGCGGGGTTGCCACCGTATCTCCCACGTTGACCTGATACTGGGCGATCACCGTGCCACCACCCGGGGAGCCCGAGACGTCCGTGGCGTTGGCCGTGGCGGGCACCGTGATGGTGTAGCTGTTGGTGTTGACAACGGTAACCTGGAACTGCCCCGTGAGCACGCCCGCCGTGATGTTGCCCCCAAGCCCCGTGATGCCCGCCCCGCTGAAGGTGACGTAGTCTCCCGTCAGACAGCCATGGCTGGTGTGCGCCACTGTTATGGTGGACGAGCTAAGGGTCGCAGTGAACGGATTGGTCAGCGTAGTCGTCTGACGGATCGGGGTGACGTCGTAGTACGCACCACCCTGCTCAATGTAGAACTTGGAGTTGGTGCCAACCCCCATGAGGTTCTGGGCCGATAGCGTCACCCAGTTCCACAAGGAACGGCACACACCCAAGAACGTGTTGGCCGAGATACGCGCCCATCCGCCGATCTTCTCAGGAGTACCCTGACGAAAGCGGATCTTGTCGCAGTCGTACCAGCCACCTTCGGTGGTGTAACGAGTGTTCTCTCGGTTGACGCCCGGGCGCAATTGGAGTTTGATGAGCGGCATGTCAGGTCCCCGCCAAGAATAAGGCGCGTTCGGCCGCACGACGCCGCACTAATCCTGGCAGCTTCACCCCGGCGGCATAGACCCAGCGCGGGAACTGCTCGGCGGCTGCCTCATACTCTTGCCGGTTCATCAACCGGCGCAGCGTGCTGATCTCAAGGTTACCTGTTCCTACGTTGAAAGAGAAGTCAATCAACGCAGCAAACTGCTCATCGGTCAACGGAGCACTGATGAGCTTGCGGACCCCACGGGCCGCTTTGAGGATGTCAGACCTCAAGAACTCTGAGGCTTCCTCCCGGGTGATGGCGTGGTACTTGCTCAACGCCTCCCACTTCACGCGGGACAAAAGGTGCCCGTAACCAATCGTCGGGAACCCCACCGGGTCATGGTACGGGTAGATCATGCCGTCCATGCCAATCCGGTGCAAGCCCTCGAACGGCGTAGCAAGCTCTTCGGCTAGGTGGATCGCACGGTCAATATCCGCCATCGCGCTTGGTGGTGTTGGCAGACCCGCCGAAGACCGCCTTCATGGTCCGCTGGCCGAAGAAGTAGCCTAGCACCAGCAGCAGCACGGCCCAGTCCTGCTCAGCCCACGTTGACAGGATGGCAGCCTCGCGCCCGGAGGTAACCTCAAGTGAGCGGAACAGGGTCCACTTGTAGAGCATGTAGAACCCGAAGGCACAGTAGGTCACGACAGGCCGCACCATGCCCGTCATGAAGTCCAGAAACGCAAACAGGTAAAAGACGGGCAGGATGATCCAGACGCCCCAGGACTTGGCCTCTACCCAGGCTTTGCTAGCGTCCAGCAACTGCACCCCAAAGGACTGCTGCGGTGTGCGCAACGTCTGCATCTCGGCGATGTCAGCGTTGGCGTTGATCTCCTCCATCTTCCAGAGGTGCTCCATGGCACCTTGCTTCAGACGAAGCTCCATCAGGGCTAGCTCGTGCGCGTACTCCTGCTTGCGCTCGAACCACTTGAACACCTGAGGGACGATCGGCCCGAGGAAGCCTGTGATGAAGGAGAGGATCTCAAGCATCGGGCGGGTTCTTGAGGATAAAGACGAATACCGCGATGGCGATGACAATCATCCAGAGACAGAAGATGTCCAGAGCATCGCCGGTACGCATGTCACTTCCCGAAGATCTTGGCCCCGAGCTGCATCACAGTGAACAGCACAACGGCTACTGCCCAGACACCGATGCCTCGATTGATCCACTGATCGACCTTCTTGTCCACCCGCTGAACGGTGGTTTCGGTTGACGCTAGTTTGGCCTCGCAGGCACCGATGCGTTCGCCCTGCGTGGTCTGACGCTCTTCAATCAGGACAAGACGCATCACCGCATCGGTCAGCTTGTCCACTTTGCTTTCCAGTCGTCGGAAGTCAGAACTCAGGACTTCAAGGTTGTCAGCCATCGCGGTACTCAGGGGGAAGTTGTGACCGAGTCTTCTCGGCTAGGTAGGCTCGTTGGCAGTGACCGATGACGGGCCAGAAGCCATTACGATAGCGTAGCCAGACTGTTTCTGGATAAAAAAGGACGTCAATGATGTGCCACAGAGCACGCCAGAGCGTCCAACGGTTGGCCTCCTGGGCTTTGATCCCCCGACGGTACGCACGGGCAGAGATGGTCTCGTCTGCCCACCCTCCGAGCACCGTGTTCACGGTCTGATCGACCGCAATGAACAGTTGCTGGAGGATGTTGTACTTCACAATTTCGCAGCCTCGATGAAGAGGTTGTCGATGTCGGACTCCGTCAGGCCGAGCGCCGGACCAAGGGAGAGCACCAGCGGGTTGTTGCGATCCAGTGTGCTGGCGTACTCCCACTCAATGCGGGATTGAGACTGCTGAGGCTCTGGCATGGCGTTGATGGCTGCATCGACATCGTCGAGTTTGCCGATGGCTAGCAGTGCCAACCGGCCTTGGCGCATGGTGACGGATTGCGGCACCGGAGTAGGCGGTACTCCCGGAGTATGCGTAGTGCCATCCGATGTCCAACCGACATTGGCGTCCCCAGCGGGAACCCACCCTTGCTCCGCAGCAAACTCGGGAGAAGACTCAAAGATGCCGGTGATTACCCCGGCCTCGACCTTAGCGTAGCGTGCCATTAGACAATCCCCCACATACGCAGTTCACCCCGAGCCCCGTCACCACCATTGGCTCCTGAGTTTGTGGCCCCACCACCACCCCCCGGTGCTGTGCCGTTACCACCAACACCGGTTGTGCCCGCTGTACCACCCGCGCCACCAAAAGTTGTTGCTAGTGGGGTTGAGCCGTCCTTAGCACCTGCAGCCCCACCATAAACCGTACCGTACCCGCTAGATGTCTGATCCCCGCTACCACCGCCAAAAAGGGTCGGTCCAGAACTGCCCCCCGTAAGCACGGAAGATCCTGCACCACCAAAAGCTAGATTTGACGCAAAATAAGCAGTACCACCGTTAAGACTACCCGTTGCCTGCGCCCCATTAGCACGCACTAAAGACCCTAAGGTCGACGCGGTTCCAGCGGCGGGGGTAGCACCTGCAGACCCTGTACTGGTTCCGCCTATGGTAATCGTTTCGGAAGAACCAACGGCTGAATCGGGCAGAATAAACCAAGAGCACGCTCCACCACCGCCCCCCGGTGCCCCTGCGCCCTTTGCCCCGCCACCCCCACTACCCCACAGCAACCCACTATGGGCCTTGTACCCGGGCGGTTTGGTGTAGGTACCGCTGCTAGTGAACGTAGCGTAGTACGGGTTCATGATCTGCGACCGGAACGCGGTTCCGTCGCACTGAACAAGCCGAGCCTCGTTTGGGTACATGATGTACGACGTCAAGCCATCGATGGTCTCGGACGCATTGGGGTCTAACGTGATGTTGCCCGTGCCGCTGTTGCGTATCAAACACCACCAACCACTACCCAACGTCGCCGCAGCAGTGAACGACAAAGTGAAGGTGTTGCTCGTGCAGTCAATCCAGTAACCTTTGTCTGCAGCCACTAGAGTGTATGCGCCGGTCTTGGCCGCGTAGGTGATGTTTGGAATGCCAGCAACCGCTGCAGAACTAGCCCAAGTTGTACCGTTGCTCGTAAGAACATTACCGTTAGTCCCGGGTGCCACGAACTGGACAGCCGACGTACCGTTGCCAAGGATGACGTTGTTGGCAGTCAGCGCCGTAGCACCCGTGCCCCCGGAAGCTACTGGCAGCGTGCCGGTCGTCAGGGCTGAGGTAGAGGTGGCGTAGACCGCCCCATTGGCGGTAAAGCTCGACAGGTTGGTGCCGCCGTTGGCTGTGGGCAGCACGCCCGTGATATCCGTAGCCGCAGCAATCGAGGACGACGCTACCTTCACAAAGTCCGAGCCGTTCCACACCACGAACACCCGGGTACCCGCAGGGACCGACACGCCTGTCGTGGGGCCAACGCCCACGATCTTCACATCGTAGCCACCTGTGGTAGCGTTGACGATGACGTAGCCCTTGCTCTTGGCAGGGGCGGTGAGGGTACGGATCGCTGTACGGGCTCCGGAGCATAGCAGCACAGCGCTGCGCGCTTGGTTGGCCGCACCATCGGTAGTCGTAAGCGTGACGTCAGCATCCGTGCTGAGCGTGGTCGTACCCGCAACGGCAGAGTCCAACAGCGAGGTGATCGCATCGTTGACGGTGGTGCCCCAGGTGCCGGAGAGTTCACCGGTCGTAGGGAGCGCCAAGCCGAGCAGAGAGGTATAGCTGGTAGGCATTTAGGATCCTGTGTCGACAGGTTGCCAGTTCGCTGCCTGGGTGGTCGGAATAGTACTCCAACCCGGGCTTTGCGTCGTGGAAATGTTGGTCCAGTCTGGCGTTTGGGTCGTAGATATGCTACTCCAGCCAGGGTTCTGCGTTGTAGAGATGCTAGTCCAGTCCGGCGTCTGCGGTGTAGGTATCGGCTCCCAGAGGAACCTCGATGTCACCGCATCAATCACCGTAACCGACTCAGTCACAAACGACTGGTACACCCCCGTGACGGTCAGCACCTCCGAGGCCGTCGCAGCCTCCACCACCTCGATGTTCTGCGTGGCAATGGTCGTGATGACGTCCTGCACAGTCGCCGACTCGTCGATGACCCCTACGATCGTCAGCACGGCTGCCGTGGTGTCCAAAGCCGTCGCAGACTCCGTGACCGCCGCACCCAACAGGTTGGCCCCAGTGACTGTGTCCGAGGCTGTCGCAGACTCCGATAACGCTACCCCTAGCGTCACAGTCCCAGACATCGCATCCTGAGCCGTAGACGACTCCGTGACGGCGATGTTCAACGTGGCGATCGTGGTGATGACGTCCTGAGCCGTCGCCGACTCCGTCACGCTGGGGCCTAAGGTCAGCAGCATGGACACCGCATCACTGCCCGTGACGGACTCCGTCACTGACGTAGCCAACGTGATCGAGGAGCCCGTCGTATCCGAAGCGTTCGCAGTCTCCGAGACGCTGGTAGCAACCCCCAGCGATAGGGCCGTCGCGTCACTGCCCGCTGCGCTCTCGTCAACTGCAGAGGTCAGCGTCAACGAACCTGCAACCGTGTCGCTGGCGTTCGCAGTCTCCGTCACCGATACATCGTTGGACTGCGAGCTAGAGACCGTGTCTGCCGCCGTCGCATCCTCAGTCACACTGGCACCGAGGCTCTGCTGCGCACTTATCGAGTCACTGGCGGTAGCGCTCTCTGCGATATCGACAGCCGTAGCAAACGCCGACTCTGTGGTGTCCGAGGCGTTGGCGGTCTCCGTGACACTGGAGGAGAACGCAAACGCCGAAGCCACCGTATCCAAGGCGGTAGCGTCCTCCGTGATCGACGCCGCTATCGTCAGGGTACCGGCAACCGAGTCAAGCGCTGAAGCGCTCTCAGTGACACTGGTGACCCAGTCAACCGTATTGGCAACTGCATCACTGGCGTTGGCGGTCTCGGAGACCGCTGCGGCCAGCGTGAGCGCAGTGTCAACCGCATCACTGGCGTTGGCGGTCTCCGAGACCGCTACACCAACGGCAAACGCGCTATCCGTTGCATCACTGGCGTTGGCGGTCTCCGAGACCGATACACTGACGGCAAACGAGCTATCCGTCGCGTCGCTGGCGTTGGCCGTCTCTGAGACCGCTGCATCGACAGCAAACGAGCTATCCGTGGTGTCACTGGCGTTGGCGGTCTCAGAGACCGCTGTACCTATCGTGACCGTGGTGTCAACTGCATCACTGGCGTTGGCAGTCTCGGAGACCGCTGCAGTCAGCGTGAGCGCAGTGTCAACCGCATCACTGGCGTTGGCCGTCTCCGCGATCGCGGCAGTCAGCGTGACGACGACCGTGACTGCGTCCAGTCCTGTGGCCGTCTCCGATACGCTGACGTTGTACGTCGTACCGCCACCGCCACCCGTCGTGGTGAACGAGGTGACAACGACGTTAGAGTACGTCGCACCGTCCCACCAGACCAGCGCCAGCTTGTAGTTAGTGCTGGCGGTCAGCCCGGTGGCTGCAGCGGAGAAGGTGAACACCCCCGCCGTGGTAGGCGAGGCTTGCGATCCCGAGGATGTGGCTGGCGCGTTGGTGCTGTCCAGCCCGCTGACGATCTGCGCGCCGCTCGGGTCGCTTAGCGCCGACCCATAGATGACGTAGTAGAGGGACGCTGACCCGTCAGCGGCGAGCAGCAGCGACATGGCTAGTAGCTGTCAGCCTCAGCCCACTCTACGGCAGCCGTCAAGACCGTGGTCCCGCCTGCAGTACCCGTGACCCCATAGGTCAGCACCAGACCCTCGCTGGCTTGCAAGACCACCGGATAATCGCCCGAGTCCTGCACGATGAACTGGTGCAGCGGGATCACCGACCCAGCCGTCGCTGCCGGCGAGTAGCCTTGAACCTGCGCGAGAGCCACAGCCTCCAGCGACCGCGTGCCTGCGGTTACCCCCGCCGCAGCCGCCGCTGCGATGCGGATCTCAGGCGGGACGGCGACCCGTGTCATGCTGCTTCGGTGTTGGTTCTGCGGGATGGTGCCGATTGCTGTGCCGCCCGTGTCGGAGGTGATCCAGTTGAACGCCCTGAACAAGCCCAACTGCAGGCGGATTGCCGCCGTGAAGCCCACCGTCGTCGTCAGCGACACCGACAGACGTCGAACAAGGAGCAGCCTTGGTCCGTTGTACCGCATGCTCCAGACAGCCGTGCCTGCGGTGACCGTTGTCATGCCCCCGCTGATCGCCGTCGTGGACTGGTAGTTAAGCGTCTGATCCGGGCGCAGCGTCATACGCGCCGCTTGGAAGTCGGGATCGACTTCCGCGATGTTGTTGCTGACGCCAACTAGGCTGAACGGCATGGCGCGTCCTTAGTAGGAGTTGGCCTCAGACCACTCGATATTCACGATCAGCGTGCCGACACCGGCTGCGCCCATCGCCACGGCATTGGTGATGATCAGACCTTCGTTCTGGGCCAAGACAAACGGATAGTCGCCCGCGTCGTGCGAGAGCAGTTGCGTCTGCGGGAGCGTCGAGCCAGCCCCGCCAGACCATGCGTTGGCTGC